TGATCTGTTAATTTAAAATCAAGTTTTAAAAGAGTTAGTGCTTTATCTACAATTGTTGGAGTCGATTCAAACAAGTATAATGCGATCAAGAGTATAGTTAAGGTATCTAAAGGAACTACTCACGCAGTGCATCAAGTCATTGCATTACATGATGGAACTTCCACATCCACTGTGCATTATCCATTCATTTCAATAGGAAGCACTGCAGGTATTGGTACATTTATTGCGAGTTTCTCAGGATCTAATTTTAATTTAAGATTTAATCCAGATAGTGGATTTAGTGATGTTGAAGTACAAGCATATAGTGAATTATTCTACAGTGATATTGATATATTCAATGTTCCTCCAGATTTAATTTATGGTCGTGTAAGTGAATCTGTAAAAGTAAGACAATATAATGCTGTAAATGGCGATAGAGCAAATAAGAAAGAATTTGAATTAAAATCTAATAATGTACCTATTTTCTCCAAACAGTTTAGACCAACTGATACATCAACACTTAATGCAGCAACTGGTGTCTTTACAATTACTGATCATTTCTTTAGAACTGGTGAAAAATTAAAATACACACCAAAGAGTTCATTTGTTGGTGTTGCAGCAACAGCGATGACAACTGCACATAGTACAAATGTTCCTACAGATGTATTTGCAATTAGACTCACAAAAGATACATTTAAGTTAGCAACTAGTAAGTCAAATGCCAACGCTGGCACAGGAGTTACTTTCGTATCATTAGGATCTGGTAATATTCATCAACTTGAGATGACTAAGAAACTTGAGAAGACTGTTATCGATATTGACGGTTTAATACAATCACCAATAGCATTTACACCAGTTAATACAACAGTTTCTAATAATGTTGGTGGAAACATATCATCAACTTCAACTATCTTTAGTGTCGCAGGTATTTCTTCACTAACAGAGGGTGATATTCTTGAAGTTGGAACAGAGTTAATGAAGATTACTTCCGTCGGTGTTGGTACAACATCAGTTGGCCCAATATCAGGTGGTGGTGCAATTAATTTAGTCGGTGTAGAAAGAGGAGCATTAGGTAGTACTGCAGCAACACATTCAGATAGTGATGCAGTGCGTAAGTTTACAGGTTCATTTAATATAGTTGATAGTAAAATATTCTTTACTGATGCACCAAAAGGAACAAATAATGTTGCAAGAAATCAATCAAATTTAGAATTTCCTCGTTCAGAATTTAATGGAAGAGTATACCTAAGAAATGATTATTCTAACAATAGAATATTTGATGATATATCTGATGGATTTACTGGTATTGGTGCCACACATCGAATGACTGTGAGTGGTGTGAATACTTCTGGTATACAAACAGGTAGCACGATAGTTTTATTAAATGGAATATTCCAGAAACCAACAACAGCAAATAATAGTGGAAATAATTATGATTTTGTTGGTATAGGAACAACTGCTACAAATATATTCTTTACTGGAATCTCTTCTGCAAGTGGAGAAAAAGTTGTTAGTCAGCATGATGTCAACTTAAATCAACTACCTAGAGGTGGTGTAATTGTTTCATTAGGTTCAACTGGTGGACAGGGTATTGCACCATTAGTAGGTGCAGCAGTCACAGTTGTTAAAAATGATAATGGTCAGATAACAAGTGTTGGAGCAGGAGCAACTGATTCTCATGGATCAGGTTACAGAGGAACAGTAGCGATAGGTATTACAGATATAGCATATGAACATGTATTTGAAAGTGCTGGCATAGGATCAATTAAAACACAAGCAGGTGCAGCAAACATCTTTAATGGAACTTCTAGAACCGCTACAAACGCAGTTTACACATCACATACTGGGTTTTTAGAACTTACTATTCCGGGACATGGATTATCAGTTGGTAATCATGTTGGTATTGATACTGGTGGTATCGTATTCAGATGTTCTAAGGATAATTTCTCAAGTATTCATCCATACCCAAGATCTGGTGTCACACCAAGTTCTTCAACTGGAGATCCAATCGTTGGTGTTGCAACTGATATTAGATCGGTTACAACAGACACAATCACTATTTTTGTAGGACAAGGTGGTGGAGGAGGAACTGGTGCGAGTATAACTGCCACAGTGGGTGCTGGTGGAACATTAGCGTTTGCTGTTGCGGGTGCAGGTGTATCATATACTAATCCTAGACTATTGATTCCTGATCCCTCTTATGAGGCTCTTGATGTTGTTGGAATATCTCGTCTTGGTATTGGTGCGACTACTGATACTGGTCAAGGATTAAAAGTCACTGTAGATGTAAGTGCTAATCCAACAACAGGTATAGGTTCAACACTATTCACAGTATCGTCATTTAAGATTGCTAGAAATGGTTTTGGGTTTAAGAAAGGAGATAAAGTTAAACCAGTAGGATTAGTCACTGCTCGTGGTGCAGTTTTAACTGACTTTGAACTAACAGTAAATGAAATATTTACAGATGAATTTGCATCATGGGATTTTGGTGAATTTGATTACACTGATTCAATCAAAGGTTTACAAGATGGAATTCGCACTCGTTTTCCAATAAGACTAAATTCACAGTTATTAAGTTTTGAGATAGATCGAAACAGTGCTGATTCATCTTTAATAGACATGAAGAATCTATTATTGATATTTGTAAATGGTGTTATTCAACATCCCGGTGTTGATTATGATTTTGAAGGTGGAACAACATTTAACTTTAATTCACCTCCTGACGCAGATGATGATGTCGCAGTATTCTTCTATAAAGGAACATCAGGAGTTGACACTACTATCGTTAATGTGACTGAGAGTGTTAAGACTGGTGATGTAGTTGATATTACAAGCAATAATTCTATCGCTGGAACTCTTACACAATCAAGTAGAACTGTAGTTGGTATTACAACATCGGATACATTTGAGACTGAAATTTATACTGGTGTAGGTATTGATGAAGTTAATTTCAAACCACTTAACTGGACTAAACAAAAAATTGATAAAGTTATTGGTGGAAATATTATATCAAAAGCAAGAGACTCAATTGAACCTCTAATTTATCCAACTGCAAGGTTAATTGGAGATTTGGGAACTGGCACTGCATCTGGTACAAGTATATTTGTTGATAATGCAGAGTTCTTTGATTATGAAGAGGATGTAACTGCTGCTAATCCTAGCATTACAAATATTATAATAGATGATATTGGTGTTTTACTTGTAAATGATGTGAAAGCAACCGCAGCGAGTTTGACTGCAACTGTCTCAAATACTGGACAAGTTACAGGGATTACTGTTGTAGATGGTGGTAGTGGTTATGTTGGATCAACAACAAGTATTTCGATTGCAGCACCAGTTGGGGTGGCTGGAACTCAATTTGCAGTTGCTGGAGTTTCAACATTTGCAATTGCAACTGGAAACATCACAAATGGATCTATTGCATCAGTCACTATGAACAATGTTGGATTTGGTTATACGAATACAAATGTTCCTGAAGTATTAGCACCAACACCAAGTCCAATAAAAGAGAGTATTACGAATATTAAAAATGTTCAAGGATTCTCAGGAATTGTAACTGCCATAGAAACCGTAACAGTAGGTGTATCAACTCGTGGATTAAGGATTGGATTGAAAAAGGACTCAGGTAACTTTAATGATTTAGTTGCTGGATACCCAATATACATATTTGATACTCATGTAGGTAATGGTGTAACTTCATTAAATACCAGTGGAAATAATAATGATACAGTTGGAATTGGAACATCTTTTGCAGATAATATATACATGATTCAATCAATAACTAAAAACGCAGCAAATGCTGAAATTTTAGTTAATGTTCATTCCGGTGTAAATACAACTGGATTAGGTGTAACTGTTGGAATTAATAGTGGGGTCAATGGTCGATTCTCATGGGGTAGATTATCTAACCTATCAGGAACATTCAATAGAGCTAATCCAATTTCAATTGGTGTAACCGGACATACAGTGGGTCTTACAACCGGTCTAGGAATCGGAACATTCCCAACATTACAAAGAAGAGTTTTTGGTCTTCGTGACACTGGTGCACTTCGTAAAAACTTATCATGATGAAAACTAGTATAAATATAGGAAAAAAGCAATAAAATGCCAGCAGTTGTAACAGATCAGTTTAGAATATTAAATGCAAGTAACTTTGTTGATACAGTTACAGGGATAGGAGGCACTGATCCATCAAGTTCATTTTATGTGTCAGTTAGTTTGCCAAACCCTACAGTCGTTGGCTTTGGTAGAACATCCACATGGGATACAGCAACTCCAAATCCCGTAGATAATATTAATAATGTTAATCATATTGGAGATACTACATTATTTGGAAAGAGAGTCATTGGTAAGAATGTAAGACGATTAATTCGTAGAGTTAATTGGACACAGGGAACTAGATATGAAATGTATCGTCATGATTACAGTGTATCTTCACCATCTCCAATCACACAGTCATCTCGTTTGTATGATGCAAGATACTATGTAATGAATGAAAATTTTAATGTTTATATTTGTATTGATAATGGTTCTTCAGGCATAAACACCACAGGTAATGCATCTCAAGATGTTCCAACATTCACAGATTTGGAACCATCAAAGGCTGGTGAGAGTGGTGATGGATATATTTGGAAATACTTATTTACTGTTTCTCCAAGTGATATTATTAAATTTGACTCAACTGATTTTATAGCAGTTCCAAACGATTGGACTACTACTAATGACGCATCAATTCAATCTGTAAGAGAGAATGGTGACTCTGATACGAATAATAACCAAATCAAAAAAGTTTATATTGATAATCAGGGAGAGGGATATTCTGGTGGATTAGGACAAGAATTTAGTATTCTTGGAGATGGAACAGGTGGTAAAGTAGTTATTGATGTTGTCAGTGGTAAGATAACCAATGCTATTGTTTCATCTGGAGGTAAAGGATACACTTACGGTTTAGTTGATCTAGGTTCAATAAATGCAAACGCATCCACAAAAGCAAAACTTATACCAATTATTCCTCCATCAAAAGGTCATGGACATAATGTTTATGAAGAATTGGGAACTGATCGTGTATTAGTTTACGCAAGATTTGGTGGTGATAATAAAGACTTTCCACTTACAAGTAAATTTGCACAGGTTGAGTTAGTTAAAAACCCAACATCAATAGGAACCACATCAATTTACTTCGGAGATTCCTATTCATCACTGAGTGCATTTAAATTTACATCAACAAATGGTGTTACACCTTCAATAGGTGAGAAAATTACACAAACTCTGGGTAGTGGACTGAAAGCAGTTGGTTATGTAGCATCATTTGATGCAGAGACAAAGGTGATGAAATATATCCAAGATAGATCTTTATATTTTGGAAACTCAACTGACCAAACAGATTATGTTGGTATCTCAACTCAGGGACAAGTTCTTGCATTTGAATCATCAACAAACCAAATTTCAGGGCCAAGTGGATTCCAAGGATCAATTGAAACCACATTCAGTCTTGGTATTACCACAGTAAGTTCAAAGAATGTGGGACTAGGAGTTACTTTCACAAATGGTCTTGCTACACCTGAGATAAATAAAGGGTCGGGTGATGTAATTTACATTGACAATAGAGCGACTATTACCAGAAACTCTAGACAAAAAGAAGATGTTAAAATCATTCTGGAATTTTAAAAAATGCCACAGAAAACTAATTTAAATATAAATCCATATTACGACGATTTTTCAAAGGATAGTAACTTTTACAAGGTATTATTTAATCCGGGTAAGCCTGTTCAGGCAAGAGAATTAACAACTTTACAATCTATCTTACAGGATCAGATTGAATCTTTTGGTAGTCATATGTTTAAAGAGGGATCAATGGTGATCCCCGGTAACAGTAATTACGATGATGAATATTTTTCAATAAGATTAAATTCAGACCACTTAGGTATCCCAGTATCATTATATGTTGATCAATTGAAAGGTAAGATCTTAGAGGGTCAAAGCACTGGAATTAAAATACTTATTGATGATTATTCTTTACCAAATGATGCTACAGGAATTACAGATCTTACATTTTTCGTAAAATATCTTGATGCTGGCACTAGTAATACTGTTGAATTCTTAGAAGATGGTGAGAATTTATTAATACAAGAGTCTCTTGTATATGGAAATACTTTAATTAACGCAGGTGATACTGTTGCAACTTTAGTTGAAGTTGATGCATCAGCAATTGGATCTGCTGTATCAATAGCACAAGGTGTATTCTTTATTCGTGGACATTTTGTAAATGTATCTGCTGACAAAATTGTATTAGATCCATATTCAAATACACCATCTTACAGAGTTGGATTGTTTATAGAGGAAAGATTAGTAACTGCAAATGATGATGAGTCTCTCTTTGATAATGCAAGAGGATTTTCAAACTTTGCGGCTCCCGGTGCAGATCGTCTTAAAATATCTACAACTTTATCAAAAAAAGGATTAACTGATTTCAATGATAAAAACTTTATTGAAATCATGCGTCTTGATGACGGTGAATTAAAAAAAGTACAACCAAAGACTCAATATAATTTAATCAAGGATTATTTTGCAAAAAGAACTTACGAAGAATCTGGCAACTACTCTGTAGGTAATTTTAAATTTGATGTAAAAGAATCATTAAATGACGGTATATCAAATGAAGGTGTGTTTAACTCAGGAGAGATCACTGATCAAGGTCTGACACCAAGTGATGATTTATTTGCATTGAAGGTATCTCCCGGAAAAGCATATGTAAGAGGATATGATATTGAACGACCTGTTACTACAGTATTAGATGTTGAAAAACCAAGAGATAAAAAAGAAATAGAATTATCATCAGTCCCATTTAAATTTGGAAATAAATTTCAAATAAACAATGTAAATGGTACACCAAAATTAGGTATTAATATTGCTAATACTATAGCATTCTCAGATCAAAGAAAGACAACTGCAAACGCAACTGCGATTTCAGGGAATGAAATAGGAAGAGCAAAAGTATATGCATTTGAGAATACAGATGCAGCATATTCAGGTGCGTCTACAAAATTTGATTTGTATCTATATGATGTTCAAACATATACATCCTTAGTTTTAAATACTGCAGTATCAAATGCAGAACTACCAGATACTGCGTTTGTAGAAGGATTAAGTAGTGGTGCATCTGGTTTTGCTCGTAATTCTGGTGGTGGTAGTGCGTCCATACTTTTAGAGGATACTTCAGGAACATTTATTGTTGGAGAGCAGATAAGAATCAATGGTCTTACCACGGTTGCTCGAAGTATCAAAACAGTCACAGCACATAGACTTGAAGATATAAAATCAGTTTATCAGAATACAAATGGCAATTTTGCAGGATTTGCATTTGATTTTAGTGCAGATTTAGTTTTAAAACCAAAATTAATAAAGGAATTATCTCCTTCAGATGAAGTTCAAATTCAATCAAATGTTTTGACATGTGCTGGAAAAACATTTGGGTCACTAAAAGTCGGTGATCTTATAACATATAATTTAACGACAGATTCAGCTCCTAGATTACATCGAATTACTGCTATAAGTGCCGATTTAAAATCAGTTACTGTAGCAGCAACTACAGCAGTAAGCGGAGTCAATATTGCCACTTTAGGTACTGTTAGTCCAACGGGTGTTCGTAAAGCAGTTCCAGTAATTCAAGATGAAGGAAACGGATTATTTGCACAACTTGAAAATAAAAATGTTTCAGATGTATCATTAACAAACTCAGATTTATCGATAAAAACACAGATAACTGGGGTGGCCATTGGTGCAACTGGTGTATTCACTGCAAACATCACAGATACAGATTTAGGATCTGGTGCAATTTTTGAAACATTTGATGAAGATAGATATTCAGTTCATGCTCATAATGGAGCAATCGCACCTTTAACTTCTGATCAAGTTGAGATTAATAATAACGGGCAAACATTGCTAATTCAGGGATTAGTTGGATTGACAACTTCTGCAGCAAATGTTGTTGTCAATGCAACCGTTCGTAAAAATGATATAAAAATTAAACAAAAAACATTTAGTAGAAGTAAAAAAGTTAATGTAACTTTAACAAATTCTGGTATCTCAACAGCAAATGGACTTACTGAAAACAATGTGGCATTTGGTTTAAGAGTTGAAGATAAAGTCTTATCACTTAATAATCCAGATGTTGTGAATGTGGTTGGTGTATTTGAGTCTCTAACAAATACCGATCCTGTATTAGATCGTCTTGTATTTGTAAGCGGATTATCACTTAATACTGCCTCAGTTCTTGGTGAGAAAATTATTGGTTCTGTGAGTGGTGCAGTTGCACAAATAACTGATAGGGTCTCTGCAACGATTGTTGAGATCGCTTATCTAACACAAAATAAATTCAGTATTGGAGAGACAGTTACATTTGAAGAGTCAAATATTATAACAAATCTTCAAGGAATTACTGAGGGATCTTACTCAGATATCACATCAAGTTATACATTAGATAAAGGACAAAAACAAAGTTTCTATGACTTCTCAAGAATCGTAAGAAATGCTGGTGAAAGAGTTCCAAATCGTAGACTAACAATTATATTCAATCATTATACTATTCCTTCAAATGATACCGGTGATGTTTACACAGTTGGATCATATGATGAAGAAAGATATTCAAAAGATATACCTATATTAGGTGATGGTATCAGAGCCACTGATACTTTAGATTTTAGACCAAGAGTTGCAGAGTTTACTGACACAACATCTTCACCATTTGATTTTCAAAATAGAAATTTTGCGTCTGCTGGTGTAAATCCCACATTAGTTGTTACACCAAACGAAGCATCAAAAATTGGTTATAGTTTTTATCTACCAAGAACTGACAAATTAATACTCGATCCTTCTAGAAATACTGAAGATGCATATACAAGAGGTGAATTTGAGATATTAAAGGGTGTTTCTTCAGAAAATCCTGTGACTCCTGAAGATATTGAAACAGGTATGACTCTTGCAACAATCGAGATGCCAGCGTACCTTTACGATGTTAATGATATCAAACTTACTCTTATTGATAATCGTAGATTTACAATGAGAGATATTGGAAAGATTGAAGATAGAGTTACAAATTTAGAAGAAGTTACATCATTAACTTTATTAGAACTTGATACAAAAACATTCCAAGTTCAAGATGCAGATGGATTATCAAGATTTAAATCTGGATTCTTTGTGGATGACTTTAAGAATAATTCTCTACTTGATATATTAAATCCTGATTGCAAAGCAGATATCGATTCTTCAAAAGAAGAATTAATCGTACCTACTGATTTTTACTCTGTCAAACCAGAATTAGCACTTGATCCAGCGATTGATTCAACAACTGCTGATTTCTCTGCAAATTTAAATCTTTTAGATGTTGGAATTAAAAAAACAGGTGATTTACTTACATTAGATTATGAAGAAGTAACATTATTAGATCAACCTTTAGCATCAAGAGTTGAAAATGTTAACCCATTTAACCAAGTTGTTTTCAAAGGTGGTGTAACATTAAGTCCAAGTGCAGACACATGGACAAGAAATATTATACTCAATGATGGCACACGAACTGTTTTTGGTGATCGAGTCGATACAGTTACTGCACAGGTTCTTGTAAGTAGTGAACCAGATACACATATTCGCTCAAGAAATGTTGGATTTAGTGCATCAAGCATAAAACCAAATACAAGATTTTATCCATTCTTTGATAGTTCAAGTGGATTAGATATTATTCCTAAACTGATTGAAATTACCATGAACTCTGGTGTATTCCAGATCAATGAGACTGTGGAGGGTTTTGATGGTGCAAACAGATTAATTTCATTTAGAACATGCCAGCCAAATCATAAAACTGGTAGTATATCAGAACCATCTGAGACATACGGATCAAATCCTTACAATTTATCTGTTACACTAGCAACAACTTATTCAGCATCATCTACAGTTTTAAATGTGGATATTGCGTCTTTAACTGAAGAGGCTCAAGGTAGATTCTTTGGTTATATAACAAATGGAATAAAGTTAGTTGGTAAAACAAGTGGTGCAACAGCGACAGTTTCAAATATAAGATTAATTTCTGATAATGTAGGTGATTTAAATGGTGCATTCTTCTTTAGAGATCCACTTGCAACTCCAGCACCTGCATTAAGATTTACAAACGGTGAAAAAACATTTAGATTAACATCAAGTAGTACAAACGCAGACTCAGTTCTTGGTTCACCAACAATAAGTTCTGCAGATGCAACTTATCGAACAAGTGGTGTTGTTGATACTCTAAGACAATCAGAAGTCGTAATAAGACAGATGCCACCTCCACCAGCACCTGTAATTATCATAAGAAATATTATACAAGCAGCAAGAAGAGGTGATGGTAGAGGTCGTCGTAGAAGAAGAAGACAAGGAAGAAGAGATCCTTTAGCACAGTCATTCACAGTGGATGAGACAGGGTGTTTCCTAACATCTGTAGATCTTTTCATGAGATCTAAAGATCAAAAAGAGAAGATGACAGTTCAAATCAGAACTATGGAGTTGGGAGTTCCAACACTCATGGTAATATCAGATTTTGCACAAGTTGTTTTAGATCCATCACAAGTTAATGTATCAGAAGATGCATCAGTTGCTACTAGAGTAACTTTCCCATCTCCCGTATACTTGGAACCTGATAATGAGTATGCTGTTGTTTTACTTGCACCAACTACGAATAATTATGAAGCATGGATCGCAAGAATGGGTGATCCTACGATTGAAACACAGTCATTACCTGATTCTGAAAGTGTAATCGTATCTCAACAGTACATTGGAGGTAGTTTATTCAAGTCTCAGAATGGTAGTATTTGGACTGCAAGTCAGTTTGAAGATATGAAAATTAGACTTAATAAGGCCAGATTTACTACGACTGATGCTACAGCATTCTTCTATAATCCTGAGTTAGACTATGAAAGTCAATTAGTTCCAGATCTTCTTAACAATGCAATTAAATCATTCCCAAGGAAGTTACAAGTAGGTGTTTCAAAAATAACATCAAGTAGTTTAATTAATTCACTTGTATCTGGAGTTAAAATTACTGAAGGTAGTGCATCTGCCACTGCACCTATGGGAACTCTTGAAAGAGTTGGATCTGAAATCGCAACATCTAATAATGCATTATCTATTTCACGAGTAGGTGCTGGATATTCAGATGGAGTTTATACAAATGTTAACTTATTCGCAATCACTGGTGCTGGATCTAGTGCAACTGGTATTGTTACAGTAACTAGTGGAGTTCCAAGTGCAGTTTCAATCACATCTAGTGCAAAAGGACATGGTTATTCAAAAGGAGATCTTGTCGGACTTACAACTGCTGATATGGTTTCTGGTGGTGGTGCACAAATTAGCGTTGATGCTATAAGTGGAGTAGATATGCTATATCTAACTAATGTTCAGGGAGAAAATTATACACTTGGACAAGATCTAGTTGTTAATGGCACTTTACATAGCAGCACACCTATTTCAAGTAACTCGGTAGTTAGTGATTTATTTACTGGTAATGTCCTTGAAGTGATTCAATATGGTCATGGAATGACTGCTTCAAATAATAAAGTTGAAATATCAAATGTTTCACCAACGACTGAACCAGCACCTTTAACTGCTGAACTAGGTTTACAAGATTCATTTATAGTGGTCGGGTCTGCAAATACAAGTAAATTTGCAACATTTGAAGGTATTACAACATCAAGAGGATATGTTCAAGTTAATAATGAAATTATTAGATATGACTCAGTTGGATTATCATCAATTGGTATTGCAGAAAGAGGAGTGAATGGATCTGCAATTCGTGAGCATGAAATAGGTAGTTTAGCATTCAGTTATCAGTTTAACGGTTTATCATTAACTGGAATTAACACGACTCATGATATGCCAAGTTCTGCATTACTAACAAGTAAGAAAGATATTGATAACTACTTTATTGAAGTTCCAAGAGGATCTGGTAGAACAGGATTACCTGATTTATCAGCAAATGATATCATGGCATCTTTCACTGATGAAAGATCTGGTGGTGGAACTGAAATACATGCATCTAAGAATATACAATTCAACAGTGTATTCCCAAGATTCAACACCCTTCAGCCTGGAGCCACTAG